CAACCCGGAACGCCGCCACGTCGTCGTGATGGTGATCGACTGCGCACGCACCACGATCGACCACGACGGCGGCGAGGAGCTGTACACCCCGACCGCGGGCGTGCTGTTCATCGAGCCGATCACGGACCGCGACGACAAGGCCGCGATCCTCGAGACGCTCGCCCGACACCGCGCCGAGCGCACCGGAGACGCGACGCTCGACTTCGACTTCGGCGTCGAAGACCCGCTCGCCGAGACCCTCCGCACGATGCAGGAGCAGGAAGCATGAGCGACCTGATGAAGCCGCAGCTCGAGGAGATCCGCGAGCGCATGAACCGCGCGACCCCGGGCCCATGGGGATGGTTCGGCAACACAGCGGTCAATCACGTCTACCTCGCCACTCAGCGGTGGGGTCGCCACATGGTGATGACGTTCGAGCGGTGGGGGATGCAGGGGGCTCAGCCCGGCTTCTACCGTCGCGCCGACCAAGGCCAGGTGCGGCAGTCACTCGTCACAGACTCGAAATTCCAGAAGGCTTCCGACGTCCCGGTCTACGAGGTCGCGCCGCAGGCCACCTCGAAGCACGACCCGGCCGTCTATCGCGAGGACATCGTCGGTCTCCGCAACGCCGACGCGGCATTCATCGCCCACTCGCGCGCGGACGTCGAGTGGCTCATCGGTGAGGTTGACAGGCTGACCGCTCTCCTCGCGGCGGGCAGCCCGCTGCAGTTCGAGGACGGACCTCACCATCTGCGCGTCGTCGGGTGGCGGTGCGAGCACAAATGGAACACGCCGAGCGATGGCACTCACACCGAGTGGGATCACCGGAAGGGGAAGCCGGTCGCCCGGTCCAACGTGTACGCATCGTTCGCGTCCGTCGATTCGTTCCGCCGTGACGAGTACCGCTGCGCGTTCGCCGAGCCCGTGTACGCGATCGTCGAGCCCGAGGCGGTGCCCGCATGAGCACCGTGGAGGAGGAGGAGCGCGGCCTGCTCGTCATCGTCGCCGAGGACGCACCAGAGGAGGAGTGGCACGACGGCCGCGACGAGGGTGTGACCGCGTCGGAGATCCACGACATCGCCGTCGGATCCCGGAAGGCGCAGCGCACGATCCTCGACGGGAAGCTGAACGGGTCCACGTTCAAGGGCAACGCGCACACCCGCGCCGGGCACGACGCCGAGGCGGGCATGATCGCCGCCGTCCGCGAGCTGCCCGGCGTCGTGTCGGCGCACGAGTCGCACGCCCTGTTCGGCAACTGGGACAACCCGCTGCACCGCGCCACCCCCGACGGCTTCGGGATGAGCGGACAGCTCGGCCAGCCGTTCGGCATCGAGGCGAAGTGGCACGCCGCCGGCTGGGCCGGCGCGGTGTGGGCGGGGGACTGGGACCAGTCCGTGATCCCGGCCGAGCACTTCGATCAGATGCAGTGGGGCATGCACGTCACCGGCCTCGAGTGGTGGCTGTACGTCGTCACCGTCGAGGGCGTCGACGGCATCAAGCACGTGTGGGTGCCCCGCAACGACCGGCGCATCAGCGCCCTGGTCCGTGAGGCGGACGCGTTCATCGCGTGGCGTGAGTGCGGCGCCCCCGAGGTAGACGACCTGCCCGACGAGGTCGACGACGCTCTCGCCGAGTACGCCCGGGCGCTCGCGGACGCCGCCGACGCCGAAGCCCGCAAGAAGCTCGCCCGCCTCGTGATCGACGCGTACGCCGCCGAGAACCTGCCCGACGACGGCCCGCTGCGGAAGTCCGGATCCCGCGCGTCGCTGTTCGTACAGGCGAAGCCCCCGACCCCCGTGCTCGACGAGCTCGCATGGCGTGAGGCGGAGCCCGCCACGTACGAGGAGTACGTGGCTACGATCGCCCGCGCCGAAGCACAACGCTGCCTCGCCGCCGAGCTGTACACCACCACGAAGCCGGTCGCCCCGGTGTTCCGCGTGAACCCGAACGGAGACCCGAAGTGACCGACACCCCGATCCTCACCCTCCCGCCCCGCGCACGGTCGAAGGCGCCGCAGTGGCGCATCGACGACACCGTGCTCGTCGACGACAAGCGGTGGATCATCCGCACCCTGAACCGCCGCACCGGCGCCGTCGAACTCTCGTCGGCGAACACCGTCAACGTCGACATCTGGTGGCGCACCACCCTCGACAAGCTCCCGGAGAAGGTCCGATGACCCGCCCGTACACCCCGCACGAGAAGACGGCCGACGGCCGCGCGATCCTGCACGTGCACCGCTGCTGCGAGAACTGCGGCCGCGAGATCGGCGACGCGAACGCGGCGGAGCTCAAGGCCGCGATGGACGGCGCGCCGCTGCCGGACGTCGCTGACGAGTGCGGATGCCCGCAGATCATCGAGCAGATCGCGATGTACACGAACTCCCGCGACGGCATCGAGAGCGGCACCGTCGCGTGGCCCGACCTCGACGAGGCCGGCCGCGAGTCCTACCGCAAGGACGCGACGTCGACGCTCCGTGTGATCGCGGCGCTCGGCTGGCTGCCGAGGGGGGCGATCGCATGACCGCGACGATCGACGAGGTCGCGAAGACCCTCGGAGAGTTCGAGGCCCTCGCGCAGAAGACGGGGGAGTGGGACGGTGCCGACGCGGTCGAGTTCTCGGCCGACGGCATCACGTGGCTGCCGGTCTGGGTGAAGACCGACGAGCACGAGTTCCCGCCGTTCGCGCGGGCCACCGTCCGCCGCAAGGGCGTCGCCGCGCCGACCGTGATGATCGTCGCCTGGGACGAATCCGTGCCTGCCGCGGACGACTGGCGGGAGCTGTGGGAGCGGAAGCCGATGAAGCTGTTCGGCTCGTTCGCGCTCCGCTCCGCGATCCGTCACGCGTTCCGCGACGTCGTCGGCGACCTCGCCGGGCGCGACGAGGACCGCACCGGCCCGACCGTGGACGCGCCGCCCGCCGACCGCACGGACTGGGACACGCAGCTCGCCGACGCTCCCGACCTCGCCGCACTCGACCTGGTGTGGAAGGACATGCGCGCCGACCGCGCACGGACACCCTCACGCGAGGTCGCTTACAACATGCGCCGCGTCGAACTCGCGGCCGCCGCGTGGGAGCCGGCCGCCGTCGAGGTCGCGCCGCGACGCGCGGGCCGCGCGACCCGCATGCAGGAGTTCCTCGCCGAGCAGAGCACTGCCGAACCCACCGCGACAGATGTGGCCCCGGCTGAAGGACCGACGCGCCCCGCGCCGATGGATCACCTGCCGCCGGCGAATCGTGCTGAGCGTCGCGCCGCGGCGAAGCGGAAGGGGCGCCGCTGATGGACGACAACTCTGTCGAGGAGCGATTCGCCGAGCAGGAAGCCCGCGCCGAGGCTCTCGTCGAACAGTCAGCCGAGGACCCACTGACGATCGCCCGCACCATGCACCACCTCTCGATGCTGCCCCGCGAGATGAACGGGACCATCCTGCGCCTCGCCTCCCGCGCGGCCGACCTGACCGTCGACGCCGACGCCGAGCGTGCCCGCCTTATCGACGCGCTACAGGAGGACGGCTTGCAGCTCACGCGCGCTCGGGACCGTGCGACGTACGAGACGCGGGAGGCGCGGCGCGCAGCCGAGCAGGCGCACGTGATCGTGGACTACGCGAAGCGCACGCAGGCGTCCGTGAACCGCCGGCACTACGAGCTGATGAACACGAACAAGGTAGTCGACAGCGAGACCCGATCAGGGGGTCGTCGATGAGCGCGCTGACGATGTACGAGGAGGACCTCGGCCGCCGCGCGCAGCTCGCCGCCGGCGGCGGGTTCGCGCCCGACACACTGCCCGACCACCTGTTCCCGTTCCAGCGTGCGCTGGTCGACTGGTCGCTGCGCACTGGGCGCTCGCTGATCGCCGCGGACTGCGGGCTCGGCAAGACGCCGATGGAGCTCGCGTGGGCGGATGCCGTGTTCCGCCACACCGGAAAGCCGGTGCTGCTGCTCACCCCGCTCGCGGTCGCGTTCCAGCACGTGAGCGAGGCGCACAAGTTCGGCCACGATGCCGCGATCTCCCGCAACGGGAAGGTAGCCGCGCCGATCACGATCACGAACTACGACCAGGCCGAGAAGTTCGACCCCGACGACTTCAGCGCGGTCGTGGCGGACGAGTCGTCCGCGATCAAGGCGTACGACGGTGTGACGACAGCGGTGGTCAAGGAGCTGATGCGGCGTCGCCCGTACCGGCTCGCCGCGACGGCGACGGCCGCGCCGAACGACTGGCTCGAGCTGGGCACGCAGTCCGAGGCGCTCGGGGTGCTCGGCTACATGGACATGCTGACCCGGTTCTTCGTGAACGACAACCGCACTGCGACGCAGCGGTCGAAGTTCGCCGCCGGCGGCCGCGGCGTCGGCTTCCGGCTGAAGGGGCACGCGCAACAGCCGTTCTGGCGGTGGGTGGCGTCGTGGGCGCGCGCCGTGCGGCTCCCGTCCGACATCGGTTTCTCCGATGAGGGCTACGACCTGCCGGAGCTGCTCGAGCGGGTGACGATCGTCGAGGCGCGGATGGCGCGCGAGGACACGCTGTTCGACATGCCGGCGGCCAACCTGCAGGAAGAGCGGGAGGAGACCCGCCGCACGCTGGCGGAGCGGTGCGAGGCGTCCGCCGCGGCGCTCGAGCGCGTCGAGTCAGGCGTGGCGTGGTGCCAGCTGAACGACGAGTCGAGCCTGCTCGCGAAGCTCATCGACGGCGCCGAGGAAGTCACCGGCTCGGATTCACCGTTCGAGAAGGAAGAGAAGCTCGCGGCGTTCTCGCGCGGTGAGATCCGTGTACTCGTCACGAAGCCGTCGATCGGCGCGTGGGGCCTGAACTGGCAGCACTGCCACCGGATGACGTACTTCCCGTCGCACTCGTACGAGCAGTACTACCAGTCGACGCGACGCATGCACCGGTTCGGTCAGGAGCACCCCGTCGAGGTCGACCTGATCACGACGCAGGGCGGGGCGAACGTCCTCGCGAACCTGCACCGCAAGGCCGAGCAGGCCGACCAGATGTTCACCGAGCTCGTGCGGCACATGAACGACGCGATCGCCGTCGACCCGCACGTCTACGACCAGGAAATCGAGGTGCCCGCATGGCTGGCGTCCTGAGACAGCAGATCACCGACCGGTGGGCGGTCTACAACGGCGACTGCATGGACGTGCTCGCGTCGCTCCCCGCCGACTCGATCGACGGCACCATCTACTCGCCGCCGTTCATGGGCCTCTACCAGTACTCGTCGAACGACCGCGACCACTCCAACGTGCGTACCCCCGAGGAGTTCCGCACGACGTACGGCTACGTCATCGCCGAGACCCTCCGCGTGACCCGCCCCGGCCGCACGGTCGCCGTGCACGCCGCCGTCGTACCGTCGGGCAACAGCGGGAAGGACTCGCTGTACGACTTCCCGGGCGACGTGATCCGACTGCACGTCGACGCCGGATTCGAGTTCATCGCTCGACACGTGATCTGGAAGGAGCCGCTCGCGGTCCGCCTGCGCACGATGGCAAAGAACCTCGCGCACAAGACGATCGTTGACGACGCCGCGTTCGGCGGCTACGCGGCGCCGGACGAACTGCTCGTGTTCCGCAAGCCCGGCGCCGACACCCCCGTGCACCACCCGGTGGGCCTGACGGAGTACTACGGGTCCACGCCGGTGCCGGCCGAGCTCGCTCGCTACCGCGGCCACGAGGGCGACCAGAAGCAGAACCGCTACTCCCACTGGATCTGGCGCCGCTACGCCTCGAGCATCTGGGACGACGTGCGCATCGACCGGGTGCTCCCGTTCCGCGACGCCCGCGACGAGGACGACGAGAAGCACGTCCACCCGCTGCAGCTCGACGTGATCGGACGCTACGTGTCGATGCGCACCCTCCCGGGCGAGCGCGTGCTCACCCCGTACATGGGCGTCGGCTCCGAGGTGTTCGAGGCGGTGCGGCTCGGCCGCGTCGGCATAGGCGCCGAACTGAAGCCGTCGTACTTCGAGCAGGCGCTGCGCAACCTCGCCGCCGTCGACGAAGAACGCGACGACCCGGAAGAGCTGCTCATCGACGACGAGTGGGACGACCCGGCGAGCGGTGAAGCCGGATGAGCGCCCCGGTCGGGTTCCCGCCCCGCGTAGTCGAGCTCATATGGACGCGCGACAAGGGCTCTTGCGCATGCTGCGGCCGTGGCCTCGTCCGTGAGCGGCGCGGCATCGACTGGGCAATCCACCACCGTTGCCCACGCGGCTCCGGCGGCGCCGGGAAGCGGGCGCCGTGGGTGAACCGGGCGGCGAACGGTGTGCTGCTCTGCAGCGACTGCCACGCCCGCATCGAAGCGAACCGCCGCCACGCCCGCACCCTCGGGTGGCTGGTGTCCCGCCTCGGCAATGACCGCTCGCGTGACATCGCGATCCCGCACGCGCTGCTCGGTGCCGTGTATCTCGACGACGACGGAGGGTGGACCCGCGCATGACGTTCGCGATCCGCTGGCGTGAGGACGCATCCGGGTTCGTCGGCCCGCACGCCGGGAAGCTCGCCTCGAAGGCGCCGCACTTCACCACCGAGGGTGAGGCGGAGACTGTGCGTCTGGGGATGCCGAACGCGGAGTACGCCGAGGTGATCGTGGTCCCTGATGAGCCGGAGCGGGAGTGGGTGTTCGACGACGCGGCCCGCGCTCGTGTCGCGGTCGCGCTCGCGGAGATCGACGCGAACCAGGCGCACCTCCCGACGTGCGCACTCTGCGGGCAGCGGTCGCTGAAGCTCGACCGGTTCGGGCTCTGCTCGAAGGTGTCGCAGCCGCACCTGGACTGGCGTGCTGGTGTGCGCGCCGACGAGAAGGCAGGAGTCGCGCGATGAAGCGTCCGACGAGGGGCACGGTGTACGCCGTGTACTGGCCCGCCGAGGGCGTGCTGAAGGTCGGCATCATGTGGCGCGACTCCCGCATCCGTGACCTGGTCGCGACGGGCGGCGAGGTGCTCATGATGATGCGGGACAGCCCAGCCGGGTGGGAACGGTATGCGCTGCGTGAGCTCGCGGCGTCGTGGCCGCGCGCGTTCGAGACGGCGCCGGCATCCGAGATCATCCTGCGCCGGGGGCGCGGGTTCACAGAGTGCTACCGGGTGAGCATCGACGACCTCCCGGCAGCTGTAGACGCAATCCTGAAGGGCACGATCCGTCATGACGCTGAGCAGACCAAGAACGATGACGGTCGAGGCGTACCGGCAGATCCGCACCCTCGCCCCACCGCTGCGCGTCACGGCCGAGGGGCTGCGGATGCACGCGGACGACGAGGGCCGCGGGTACGTCGAACTGCGGCAGATTCTCGCCGACGTGTACCCGGCCGAGTCGTCGGTGACGGAGTCGGTGCTGGTGGATCACCTGCTCGAGCTTGCCGAGGCGAACGTGATCGTGCTGTACGAGCACCGCGGGGTGTCGTGCTACGCGTTCACCCTCTGGGGACGGGTCGACCGGTCGAACGGAACCGTGCTGCCCGACCCACCTCGCGAAGCGTTCGCGACGGCTTCGCGAGACTATCGCGAGACGTTCGCGGCGGGGGAGAGAGAGGGCGGGCGAGCGAGCGAGGGCGAGAGCGCGGGGGAGTGCGAGCGCGAGGGCGAGACTCTGTCGGCCCGGATGTCGCGAGAGGTGCTCCCGCCGGACCCGTTCTGCCCCGATCACCCTGGCGGAGTGCTGGAACCGTGCATCGCCTGCCAGAACGCCCGCCTACGCAACAAGCACTTCCTGGACATCAGGCGCTGGGAGATGCGGCAGGGAGACCCCGATGAACCGTTCTGAGCGGGTCCGCATGGCGAACCTCGACGGCATCCTGGACCGCCTCGACCACGCCGAGAGGAAGGCGATCTACGACCTCCGCAACGCCGGGTTCCTGGTGAACACGGTCGAGGAGGCACGCCTGATCCGTACCGAGTACCGACAGACCACACGGCTGCAGGCGAGGGCCGTGGAACGCATGAGCGACATCGCTCAGGGGAGAAGGACAGCATGAGCAACGGCGAGACCATCATCACGGTCGTGGGGAACTTGGTAG